AGTAGGCATACCATTTTGAAAAACGTCGACTAGCTGGTACCCCATTGAGGTACGAGAACTGCACTGTTCATTGGTACATATAGTGCAACTCACATTATAATGTTCACAAATTGTTTACAATTTATTAAAAGAATATACACCATTTTTTCTCTAAAACTGATATAATGTATATAGAAACAAAGAAATGAGGGAGGATTAAATGGAAGTAAAAGATTTATTTAATGTTTTATTAGGCAATCAAGATGTAAGAATATTTAGTGTCGGTCACATATCAATATGGGAAGGTGAAGTTAAAGACATTCCACAAGAATATTTTGATAAATTAATAGATACAATGTATTCAATTCCTGTACTCCCATTATGTAGTTTGATTGTTATTAACCTTAAATAATTTAAAGGAGGAAACATTATGACCGTTGAGAATTTTTTAAAGCTATTATTTTTTTGGAGAGGAAGTGAGAATTATAGATTATGATAATACGGCCGTGTATCGTGGTTGTGCATTAACAATACCCAACGAATATTATCAACGTGGAATAAGAACCGTATTCTCGTATGACCTTTTTGGAAATCATAATTGTTGCACATGTATTATAATTAAATAATATATACAGTGATAAAGAGAAAACAAGCGGTTGGTAGGGTGGGATAAGTTTTATTAAGGAGGTTAAATATGTTAGATTATTTAAAAGATGTTAAAACGCTAATACTTTCATCGACTGAGTTTATCGATTGCAAGGTTGATGAATATATTGAGCCCTCGATATCCTCAATAGTATTTTTTATATACGCTGACGGATATAGACACATATTTAAAGCACCGTTTGGATTACTTGAGTCTAAACACACATCTAATGCATTAGCAGAAATCATCATAGATGAAGTGAAAGAATGGAGGGATAAGTTAAATGAAGATTAAAGAATTGCTGACAGTGATTGACAGTAACGCATATTTAAACATTGTATCCGAAAAAAGTCACCGGATATATGAAGGCAAAGCTATTTTTATAACATCTGATTTGTTTGAAAGAAAAGTTAAATTAGTAGATATTATTAGAAACGAATTTTTTATTATATTGGAGGATTAACAAAATGAACATATGTGAAGTATTAATTATAGTAACATTTATTATGGTATCAATAATTGCAATTAGTCAATATATTGACAGTACTATGCCAAAGGTATGTAATGTGTTGGGATTAATGAACGTATTACCTTGTTATGAAATAAAGGCATTTAAAGGTGGAAAGTGCTTAACTAGTAGTGAATTGGTACAGTATATCAATAGCCCTGTTAAAGTTCACAAATTAAAAAACGGTACACTTTACATTGAAATTTATTAGTTTTTTGAAAAAAATACTTGACATTTCACGTACTATAGTGTATTATATACTTGTAAGGAAGTTATAGAACATAAAAGCACAAGGAGGTGAGATATTAAATGGTAGTTTATAATTTATATTTAGTTCTAAATGACGAGCCAGTTCAGATTTATGATAAAAATACGAAACGCGTTGAATTTGAGGGTTCATCAAACAACATTCCTGATAGGTTTATGGATAGGTTAGTCCACTATTTAACTATCGTTCATATAAAGGACACTAAAAAATGCTATCAGTTAATAGTACTTGACTAGCAGTAACCAAACTGACGAGTGATGCAATTCCACTCACTAGCCTTTGCACCAATGGTGCATGTTACAACAAGTTACAACAAGTTACAACAAGTTACAAAGCAAAACTCATTACAAGAACAAGGAGGAAGCAAAAATGAGAAAACCAACAGTAACAAGAACAATCAGCACACTAAATGTGACAGTATTAGGTATGGATACTGTTTCGTGTGAGCCTATGACTAAGACTTACCCAGTCTATGAGAGTGAAGTACCGCGCGATGAAGCAAAACTGTTTAATTACATTCGTAAAATGTATGAAACAGATACTTTTAAAATCTCAGCAATCACAGACAAGACACGAGTTACTAAGACATACAGCATGTCACTTAGTAAGTTTATTGAAGAAGCAGACACAGCAGACACAGCAGACACAGCAGACACAGCACAGTAAATAGGAGGATACTATCATGTTATCAAAGAAAGAATTATTTAATGCAAAGGCATCAGGTCAGAAAATTGAGAAGGGATTACAGATTGATGTTGTTAATGTCGGTTCATACGCTGATACTGACAAAGACGGCAACCCAGTGTTGGTATCAGTTCTTGTAGATAAAAACGGTTCAGTTTATACAAGTATTTCTAAGACTGTTAATGAGTCCTTAGATATGCTTACTGATATCATATCGGATGACGGGCATGCTGTAGTTGAGGTATGTGAGAGTACCTCCAACAGTGGCAGAAAATTTTATCAGTTAATGATAGTATAGATATTTCTTAAAGTATTTCTTAATGGGGGGGAGGTTAAAAACCTCTCCCTTAATTACTTTTAATGGGCACAGGAGGGATAAACTATGAGTAAGATAACTAAGAAGTCTCAGTTATTGAAAGATTATAACAAAGAGCGAAACAGGATAAAACGTTTTATTAGAAACGCTGAGAAAAGAGGGTACGTATTTGAACCTAATATTATCCCACCAAAGCCAAAAACTATAACTAGTGGTTCAATACGCAGACTGTCAAAGATAAGACCTGCTCAGCTTTATAATAAAGCTTATGCAATTAGTGCAATAACAGGACAGCCTATTACAGTCGAACAGAGAAAAAGAGAAATCAGAGAAGAAGCTTCACGAAAAGCATGGGAAACTAGGAGAAGAAAAAAAGACAAGGTAGACTATAACAAAATCAAATCGAACCGAGAATGGCAACAAATGTTTCATGCGTCTAAATTAGTGTGGGACAAAGTGCAATCTATGATAGCAAATGTAGGTGTACACCAATCTCAGTCAGCAGACTTGTTAAACAATTTGTTAAATTCACAAATTGAACAGTATGGTGCAGATGTAGTTTTGTATTCTATAGCACAGGCAAGTGAGGATTTTTTATCAACGTGTGAAGCTATTATTAAGTATCATCCGTCCAGTGAAGTTTCAAGAACAGCCGTACAGCATTTATATACATTAATAAGTGGTAATTTACCGAACGATGCAGAACAAGTAGAAATTGACAATACATTATCTAACGATGAGTATTGGGATGAGATATGAGAAAGCAAATCAAATATATGGTGGGAGATTTTGAAACTACAGTATATGAGGGGCAGACATTTACTGAGGTGTGGGCGTCAGCAGTTGTAGAGCTAGGCACAGAGGATGTTAAAATACATCATTCAATTAGAGAAACATATAATTATCTCTACAACTTAAAGCAGAATATATGTATATATTACCATAACTTGAAGTTTGACGGCTCGTTTTGGCTTTCATTCCTACTAACAGATTTGAAATATGAGCAAAAACTCTATGTAAATTCCAATAATGATAGTGACGCTCATTTTTTAAAGGAGAAAGATTTAACCCCAAAATCGTTTGTCTATTCGATATCGGACATGGGGCAGTGGTATAGTATCCTTATTAAAACACCATATGCACTTATCGAGATTAGAGACAGCTTAAAGTTGTTACCATTTTCAGTTGAGCAAATAGGCAAAAGTTTTGACACAAAGCATAGAAAACTTGAAATGGAGTATACAGGGTTAAGATATGCAGGCTGTACAATTACAGATAACGAAAAACGCTATATTGCCAATGATGTTCTAGTGGTTAAAGAAGCACTGGAAATAATGCAATCAGAGGGGCACTTAAAACTTACAATTGGTTCGTGTTGCCTATCTGAATTTAAACACACAATAGACAAGCAAGACTATCAGGCTTTTTTCCCTGATTTAACACAATATAAATTAAACCCCATTGAATATAAATACTCAAACGCTGACGAGTATATTAGACATTCATACAGAGGTGGTTGGTGTTATCTAAAGAAGGGATGCGAAAATAGAATTTACACTGAGGGTATAACGGCAGATGTCAATAGCTTGTATCCGTCCATGATGCACTCAGAAAGTGGTAATTATTACCCCATTGGTCAGCCAGTTTTTTTCAAAGGTAAAATACCGTCAAAATGTCTTACAAACCAATACTACTATTTTGTTCGCATTCGTACACGTTTTTATTTAAAGCCTAACAAATTGCCATTCATTCAGATTAAAGGAAGTTTTTTCTATAAGGCTACTGAAATGTTAGAGACGTCAGATATAGTTGATAAAGATACGGGAGAAACATGCACATGGTACAAAGATTTTGACGGTAATATTAAAAAAGCTACTGTTGAAATGGTGCTTACGCAAACTGATTTTGAATTATTGCAAGAGCATTACAATCTTGTAGATTTTGAGCTATTGGACGGATGTTATTTTAGAACTATAACAGGGATTTTTGACGAATATATTGACAAATACAAGAAAATTAAACAGATTAGTACAGGAGCAAGACGAACACTGGCAAAGCTTTTTTTAAATAACTTATATGGTAAACTCAGTAGTTCGGATATATCATCTTTTAAAGTAGCAAGGGAGAAGGATGACGGCTCATTAGGTTTTACAACATTTGAAGAACACGAAAAGAAAGTTATGTATATTCCAATAGGTTCAGCCATAACAAGTTATGCTAGAAATTTTACTATTAGAGCCGCTCAGCAAAACTATAAATATTTTGTATATGCTGACACAGACAGCATTCATTGCTGTACTACAAAGACAAATATTAAAGGCATTAAAATACACCCTTCTAATTTCTGCTGCTGGAAGTTAGAGAGCTATTGGGATAAAGCTATTTTTGTTCGTCAGAAAACATATATTGAACATGTCACACACGAAGATGAAAAACCGATTGAGAATCCGTATTATAATATAAAATGTGCAGGTATGCCTGATAGGTGTAAGAACTTGTTTCTTAAATCAATGGAAGGTGTGACAGATGAAGAATTAGAGAAATATCCTACAATTCAGCAGGAATTTTTGAAAACAAAAAGAACGCTTGCTGATTTTAGAATAGGATTGGAAGTATATGGAAAACTGCGACCAGTGAGAATAAGGGGAGGTGTAGTATTACAAGAGACAACATATAAAATGAGATAAAATGTTTCACGTGAAACATAACAAAAGGACAGAATTAAATTCTGTCCTTTTAATATATCTATAACGTTAATTCTTAATGCATGGGTAGGCATACACCCAACTACACCGGCATGTCTTATATTTCAAAGAGCCTTTCATACCGATGTTACAAAAATAACTAACGCAGATACCGTTAATAATAAGCTAATGATTTAAGTATACACTCTTTACAATCAAGTGAATAAAACCTAAAGCATCCTCTATCAAAGAAGTATCGCATATAATCAATTAACCACGCATTATTTTTGAGCATTACATAGTTGATATTGTGGTCATCTGTGGTAACTGAAATTCTTTGTTTAAAATCAGGGTCAACTTTTTTGTCACAGTAAACTATACTTTGTTCTTCAAACATTTTAACTGCATACTCTTCACCCTTATATTTAAGTGTACAGAGATACCGACTCTGGCCTTTCATTTTTGTAATGAAAGCATTATTATCATTTAGATAAACATTCTGAGAAGCATATGCCACATAGTTAGATTTGTTAAAAGCCCTGTTGAATAGTGAGCTTTCCTGTAATTTAGACGCACTCTCATTATAGCCTTGTTCAAGTACAAAACCGTCTCCGCGTAAAAATTTAACATCAGAGGTCAGTCTGTCAGTAATGTCCAGTGCTGTATAATAAGGATTTAGCAATGTGACGGCGTTTGAAATCATTATTACAGGCACATATCTAACCTGTCTATTATTGCCACGTGCTATTGAGGTGTGTATGCTTATAAATTTGCTAACTTCATCTGCGCAGTAATGATTAGTCTCAGACTGGAATTCATCTAAAAGAATTCTTGATACATCGCTCAGATAGTGAGAATATTTTTTCACTTTATCAGCACAATTGAGTGCTACAGCGTAACCGCATGATTTACCCTTGTCCTCTTCATCATAGGCACTACATAGAAATAGTTCATACATTTTACTATTACCAATTTGTACAGCCTTCATGGTATATGCTGAGAAAAAAAGAATATGTATATCCTTAAAAAATTTATCCGCTGAGTCCTTTAACTCGTCCTGAAATCTGTATAGTAAGCAAAATTTCTCGCCATACTTTAAGAATCTATTCACTAGATACCTATTAAAATATGTTGTTTTTCCTGCACTTCTATTTGATGTTGATATATAAATTTCAGGAACATTACCATTAATGTCCTTCATGCTTAATAGCTTAGTGCCGTCATAATATTTTATATCGTTCATTTATCCACCTTCCTTGTTTAATTATAACAAATTATCAACAATTTGTCAAATTAATGTTGATAATTTGTGGATAATATGCTATAATAAGAAAAAAGAAGGGAGGTTGACATTATGATTAACGACTTATCAACATTGGTTTCAACACTTGGGTTTCCCATAGGCATGTGTTTAATTATGTGCTATTACATTAATAAAATTAATGAGGCACATAAAGAAGAGACTGGCAAGTTTGCGGATGCGCTCAACAATAATACAGTTGTGCTCCAAAAACTTTGCGATAAGCTCGACAGTGAGGTGAATGTAAATGACAAGTAATGATATTGTAAGAACGGCAAGAGCATATTTGGGTAAGCCTTACGTGTGGGGCGGAGAGTCCGAAGCTGAGGGAGGATACGACTGTAGTGGGTTTGTATATTCTGTACTGAATAAATGTGGTATGAAAGTAGCGAGAACCACAGCGCAGGGTTACTCAGCATTAGGCAAAAAAGTATCTAATATTCAAAGCGCTGATTTACTTTATTTTGGTAAATCGGTCAAGAGAATTACTCACATAGCTATCGCTATTAACAGTACACAAATGATTGAATCACAGGGAAATAGTAAAAACACAAAAACAAATAAGGGCAAGGGTGTATCAATTACTAATATTTCCCACCGAAGCGATTTAGTACTTGTTAAAAGAATTGTTGATTTTGAGAAGGAGAAAATAACAGCAATGAGCTTACTGAAAAGAGGTACAAAAAATAATGATGTCACAGTGTTTGAGGTATTAATGTCAAAACTTGGATATTACACAGGCTCAATTGATACAGCCTATGGTAAAGGTTGCGTGTCTGCTTGCATTAATTTTCAAAGAGACCACAATCTTTTACAGGACGGTGAGTGTGGTAACAATACTTGGAAAGCACTTCTTAGCGAGGTAATTTAATGGCATGGATTGCTATTGAGGGGACTAGAAAGTATCTGACTCAAGCACAGATGAAAAATAACGCTGTAGAATTTAATGCGTACTTCACAGGAAGATACACACTTGAAAGCATATGCGGTATGCTTGGCAATGTTCAGAGAGAAAGCACCTTAAACCCAGCATTAAAAGAAACAGTAAGTATATCTAGCGGTTGGGGTTTAATTCAATGGACACCGTCCACAAATCTTACTGATTATGCAAATGCACAAGGTAAGGATTGGAAAGACGGCAACCTTCAATGCCAGTTAATTAATGCTGAGGTACTTGAAGGATATGGGGGTCAGTGGAAACCTACGAAGAGTTACCCTTATAGTGGGTTAGAATTTTCTCGGCTAACAGATGTTGAGGAAGCAGTCAAAGCATATTGCTTTGAAAGAGAGCGCGCAGGGGTTGTAGCATTAGATGAAAGAATCCAAAACGGAAAGAACTGGTATGAATACTTAAGCGGCTCACCTGTACCACCTACACCACCTACACCACCCACACCTTCAACTAGAAAACACTTACCTATTTATATGATGTTACGCAGGCGATTTTAGAAAGGAGAATTAAAATGGCTAAATTGTCAAAGGACGAATTGATTGAAAAAGTTAAAAAATATGTCGGCGACAGAACAGACGATGAAACTATTGAGATTATTGAGGATATAACCGACTCAATCGACACATCTGATGCCGATGAATGGAAACGGAAATATGAGGAAAATGATAAAATGTGGAGAGATAAATATGTCTCACGTTTTTTCGATAAGAAGCAAGAAGACCCCGAAGCTTCAACTGAGCCTGAAGAAGAAAAAGAGTATAATTCCTATGAGGATTTATTTGAAAAGGAGGACGAATAAATGGCTAGAATAATCAGTAAAACTAAGCTTGATGCACGCTCTATTGACATTCTCAATGTCATTAGAAATAACGCATCCTACGCATATCAGAAAGATGTACCAAAAATTGATAAAGAACAGGATATTCCAAAAGTTGGTGAAATACTTTTCGGCAATCCAACACATGCTAACGAATTTATTAACGCATTAGTTAATAGAATTGCTCTCGTGCGTGTGCAGAGTGCGACTTTCAATAACCCATATAGGCATCTTAAAAAAGGTTACTTGGAATTCGGCGAGTCTGTAGAGGATATCTTTGTTGGTATCATCAAGGCTGTAAAATATGACCCTGAAAAAGGTTCAAGTCGAGAGTTTAAACGTACTCTTCCTAATGTACAGTCCGTCTTTCATTTAACCAACTGGCGCGTAATGTACCCAATCACTATTGAGAAACAGGCTTTGAAGCGCGCGTTTACATCTGCTGACGGTGTTACTAATCTTATTTCTTCAATTATTGAACAGGTATATCAGTCTGCAGAATATGACGAGTACTTACTTTTTAAGTATCTTCTCATAAAAGCAGTTTCGCATGGCAAATTATACCCTCAGCCTGTTGATACTACTGATATGAATAGTGTTGCCGTAAATTTTAGAGGAAAATCAAACTTATTACCTATTGATATGACAGGTAGATTTAATGAATTGCATGTCCAGAATAATACCCCAACTGAAAGACAGTGTATTTTTATGGATGCTGATTTCAATGCAAAATTTGACGTTGAAGTACTTGCTGGTGCATTTAACATGAGCAAAGCAGAATTTATAGGAAAACTTCATCTTATTGATGATTTTAGTTCGTTTGATAATGAGAGATTTGAAGCTATCAGAGAAGAGTCGACAGAACTTGAAGAAGTAACAGCGGCTGAGCTTAATTTAATGAAGAATGTAAAAGCAATTTTAGTTGACGAGGCGTGGTTTCAAGTATATGATAACTTGTTTGAATTTGCAGAAACTCAAGTTGGCAGTGGGCTGTATTGGAATTACTGGCTTCATGTGTGGAAAACTATTTCTTATTCACCATTCGCAAACGCTATAGTTTTTGTTGATAGTGGCGCGACAATTGACAAGCCTGAAGAAATCAGTGTAGAGGTTACTGGAAAAGACATCTCTGAGGTTGGCACTATCTTTACTCTCAATGTGAAGAACGACACAGCTACACTTGCACCTAATACACTTAATTTTGTGCAGACCGAAGCTCTCACCACAGCAGGGGTTGCAGTACAGAAATATGGCGCTATTGTTATTCCTTCAACACAGTCTGAAACAGAAATTACACTTGTGGCAGACTTAGACGGAACAACCTACACTGGTGCTACCGCAATCACTGGTGCTAGTGTCGTAGGCGATACAGTTGTTTTAAATAAAGGATGATGAAATATGTACATAGTACCTGATAGTGAAGTGTACATGCTGAGTGGAGTACCACTATCCACTCAGCAAAAACACACAATTTATTTTTCAGATATTAAAGCTCAGAGAGATTATTTTATGAGTAAATCAAAAAAGCATTTTACCAATGTAAGTTACAACCGTGTAAATAAGGGTAAATGTCGTATGCAGGCTACAGCGGATAGCTTGTATGATTGCAATTATATGATGTTTCAAAACAGTGCTTTTAGTACACGTTGGTTTTATGCGTTTGTAACTGGAATTGAATATATTAATAACGTGACTGCTGAGATAAGCTTTCAAATTGATGTTTTGCAAACTTACTGGTTCGACATTGAGAGAAAAGAATGTTTTGTTGAGAGAGAGCACAGTATTAGTGATAGAATAGGTGACAATATTTTACCGGAGAACGTTGAATGTGGCGAGTATGTTTATAATGGTGATGCTCAAATAATTGGACTAGGCTCATTAAGTACTTGTACTATGGTGCTACTTGCAACAACTGGCGGTTATATGTACGACGGTGTTTACAGCGGCTATCAAATCAAAGCTTTTTCGAACACCGAAGCAGGTAGCACTAATCTCACTAATTTTTTAAATCAGTACTTACAAACACCTGATAACATCTTAGCATTGTACACATGCCCCACAGATATACTTCCAGTTGAGGTAACCGATTCAGGTGTAAATATTACATTTACGGGACAAACAAACCCAATTAATGTCACAGGCAAAGCAATTACCAATAATGATACGCTAAATGGATACAAGCCTAGAAACAAAAAACTATTTACATATCCTTACAATTTTAATGAGGTAAGAAATAACTGCGGCCAGACATTAACCCAAAGGTATGAGTTTTCCGAAAACCTTACACCTTATTATAACATCGTTGGCAACATGACTATGCCAGTACAGGAAGTGTTAAGGCTTGACCGTTACAAGGCAACTGAGACTACAGGCACAGGAAGAATGGACATGACAGAAACAATCACACTCGACAACTTTCCTCTATGTTCATGGAATGTGGATGCATTTAATGCATGGGTTGCTCAAAATGCTGTACCAATAACAATTAATGCTATTCCTTCAGCTGTTCAAACTGCTGTCGGTATGTTTACAGGGCAGTCAAGCAACTCGGCTCTAGGTAGTGTTCAGAATATTTTAACAAGTGCTTACACTGCTAGTATTTCTGCTAATGATGTAAAAGGCAATTATGCTACTAATCATGCACTCTTTGGTAAAGGTCAAGTGTGTTTTGAAGCTCAGCGAAAATCAATCACTGCTGAGTATGCTAAAACAATAGATAGTTATTTTGATGTTTTCGGATACGCTTGTCATAAAACAAAAGTGCCTAATGTGTCTAGCCGTCCTCATTGGAATTACGTTAAAACTGTTGATTGTACAATAGTGGGTCATGCACCTAGTGACGATATAGCTTTAATAGAAAGTTATTTTAATAGTGGGATTACTTTTTGGAAACATCCTAATGAAGTTGGTAACTACTCACTTGATAATACTGTTTAGAAAGGAGGTGTAAGAATGAGTAAAGCTAGAAAAGCTAGAAGAGAGAAACAGCGTACAGCATTTGATGATAGTGTTTGTTATCAGCTATACACGTTTGACCAATACTTAGATTTATTTACAGAGATAGCAATTAGTTCATTTGAGTGGGTTGGACTTCCTAGCACTGTAGATGCACGATTTATTGAAGTTGGGCTGTACGAAGATAAATCTATGTTATATTTTAATGATGAAGTAATGGGCAATCTATGCTTGAGGGGTATACTTGGCGGTCAACTTGATGTTTACAACATACCACTGGATAGAAGGGCTTATGCTTCTAACGGCTATCAGCGTGTGTGCGGAAGAAGTGACAGTGTTATCATATGGGATAATATGACTCACTGGTGCTGTAAAGATAAAATGACCATATACGCAAAAAGACTAGCCGAACTTGACGCAAGTATTGATATTAACTGTAAAGCTCAAAGAACACCAATTTTGATTAAGGGTAGCGAACAACAACAACTATCTTTAAAAAATGCATACATGGAATACGACGGTAACCAACCTGTTATTTTTGCAAGTAACGATTTCATGGAGGGTGACGGTAGCTCTTTTGGTGTATTCACAACAGGTGCACCGTACGTGGCAGATAAACTGTATGAATTAAAAGTTAATCTTTGGAATGAAGCTCTAACGTATTTAGGAGTAACAAATATTAGTATTCAGAAAAAAGAGAGAATGATTAAGGATGAGGTACAGAGATTACAAGGCGGTGTAATGGCTAACAGATATTCTAGAGAATTTGCAAGACAACAGGCATGTGAACAGATAAACAGGATGTTCGGTACACAGATAAGCTGTCATTTCCGCGATGTATTCAATCAAAATGACGACAGAGAGGAGGATAACGAAGATGAGTAAGTTCACAACACAAGTTAGATTTATTTGCGAAACAAGTGCAAATTTAACTGAGTCAACAGGGTTCAATAATATTGAAGATGTGCTTAACAAATCTTGGAACAAGATTTTTAGCGACTTCCCTATTTTTGACGAACAATATAGAGCAGAACTTTGTAAGAAGATTTTAAGACATTACTACACTAGAGAGATTTGTTGCGAGACTGTAGGAAGGTGGAAGTTATTTTTAAGTGACAAAATGAAAAATATTATGCCTTATTACAATCAGCTCTATCAGAGCGAATTGTTAAAGATTGAACCACTAGTTAGTGTAAACAGAAGTGTATCGCATGAAGGTAATGGAAGCGAAACCAAAACTACTAACAGAAATGGAACTAACAGTAGTAATTCGAGAACTGACGGTAGCACTGAGACATGGAGTTATTACAGTGATACACCACAGGGTGGTATTAAAGGACTTGAAAGCAACGACTATTTAACAAACGCTACACATAATACTGGTACGGATGTTACTAGTAGTACTCTAAACGGTGAAACTAGCGATACTGAGACAGGAACAGGAAATAGAAGCGACAGTTATGTTGACAAAATTTTAGGTTACGAGGGTAACCAATCAGAAATGTTACTAAAGTTTAGAGAGACATTTCTAAACATTGATATGATGATTATTGATGAGCTTAAAGACTTATTCTTTATGATTTATTAGAAAGGAGTACGTGTATGATTAATCATAACAAAGATTTTTTTAAGTTTTGGTGCTACAAAGTTTTGCCACTAGTATATGATGACAGTTTGAGCTATTATGAAATTCTTTGCAAAATGGTATCTTATATTAACAATTTGATTGAGACTGACAAAGTACAGAACGATGAAATTAATAAGATAAAACAGGAAGTGCAAGAGGTGCAAAATTGGATTAACAATTTTGACACGGGTTTTGCTGAAAGCATTATTGCTCAATATTTGGCAACAATGATTTTTGTTACCATTAGTGACGAAGGGTATATCATTTACACAATTCCACGAAATTGGGAGAGTATTACTTTCAATACTACAGGATTGGATATTGACAATAATATTGGTGTAGGTAACTATGACTATGGTCATTTAGTATTGAGTTATTAAGAAAGAGAGGTTATTGATATGGAAAGATTAATTAACAGACAGTACGTTGGCGCAAGATATGTGCCTAAACTTATGGGTGAATGGAATAAGGCTTTACAATATGAAGCACTCAGCATTGTTACTTACATGGGTAATAGCTTTACAAGTAAAATCCCTGTACCCGCAAATATCGAGATTGATAATGAGGATTATTGGGTAAATACAGGTAATTATAATGCGCAAGTTGAAGAATACAGAAAAGAAACAGAAAATGTTGCCAATGATTTAGCAAATTATAAAAATTCGTTCAAAACTTTTGCTTTATATTTTGGTAACAGCTATAGCCGTGGTGTTGGTTCTACAAATAATAAAGGTCTTTATGCATTAACAAAAGATATTTATGACGGGAGTAAATTATATAGTGGAGACGGAACAGGCTTTATTGATTATGGTGAACACGCTAATGACACTTTTTTAACTCATTTAAATGAAGCTATAAACGATACAAGCTATGACCATAATAAGGTTACCCATATTAATATTATAGGTGCATGGGGAGAAAGTAGAGAAATAGCAAAAGATGGTGCAATAGTTGGCGCAAATAAATTAGCATTGGCTATTAATACGTTTATGGAAACTGTCAAAGCAAATTTCCCAAATTGTAAAGAAGTAAACTACGCTTGGTGTGAAATAAGATTTTTTTACATGCAAACTATATATAATCTTAAAAATAGTGCAAGAACTGAATGGCTTGTGAATAGCATTATGGCTAAAGTATGTGAACAGGTTGGCATGCGTTATTTAGGTTGGTGTAGTTGGAATTGGAATTTTTCACATCTTTATGTTAGCGCTGATTTGTATCATCCTAACGACAGTGGATATTCTAAAATAGCGGAATGTTTAAAACATCAGCTTCAACATGGCTCATTATCATACACAACGTCTGTACAGCATACAAATATTACAGACGAAGAGGGTAATATCGCTGAAATATTATATCAAGTAAATCCGTATACATGTATTTTAACTGTCCTCAATTTAGATTTAAAAACCCCCGGCAAAAGACTAAGTTTTGATTTATCTAAATTGTTAAATATAGAAGGTACTATAATTACCAATATAGCATTCCCACTAAATGATACTGTATTCAACCCTGTTGCTTCAAATGTAGACGGAAGTGCTATAAAATTAGTGCCTGTTAGAGTAATGTATGAAAATAATAAGCATGTGTTAATAATTTCCGGTTCAAATCTATCGGCTACTGGAAATTGGTATATCAATTGTTGTTTATCAAATGTCTAAATTGCTACCATTATAACATACAAATGTTGTACAGGCTCGTACCTCAAATGGGGGTACGAGCTAGTACTCTAATGGGGTACCAGCTAGTCGACGTTTTTTGAAATGGTATGCCTACT